GCTTCACCCGTACTATTGAGTTCTCGGACCCCGAGATCGATGCGGAGATCGAGTTCCTCTCGCGGATGTACCCAAACCTCACGGAGACAGGTGCGTCCTATTGCAAGCTCGAGCGTGCATGCGAGAAGCTCCGCATCTCAACCAACACCGACTTAGATAAGTACCGCGACAAGCTAGTCGGGTACATGATCACGGACCGCCGCACCCCAATCGTCGGGGCCTTTATCAAAGCCATCTGGGCTGAGAAGGGCTTCGGCAAGTTGCCGGTGCAATTCAACGACTACGACCGCGCTATTATTACCGACGAGTATCTTGACAAGGTTGAGTCGCGGGACCGTGAGCTGGCGAGGAAAATGCGCGAGGGACCTTATCCCGTGCACGATGACGACTTGGATTTCATGTACGTGGCTGCCGCCGCGCAGTATGGATGGACGTCAGCGGAGCTACGAGCCTTCGACGCTAGCTTGAGCGAACAGACCACAATTGATGGGATTAGATCGCACAAGCTCCCGCCAGCACTCGCAAATCTCACCGCCGGTGATCCGGTTGGTGATGATATGACGCCGACCGTGCCAGACGGTATGGCCATGGTGGAGGCGTTTCCGAATCAGGAGGCGCTTATGAACGCTATGCCTGAACCCGTGAAACGCAAGTCGCGCGCACTCCTTGAGGAAATCTTGGAGAAATTGTGAGTTCACATCGCTATTGCGGGTGGTAGGACTTGCTGTACCGTAATTTGCAGCAAGAAAATTGGCGATGGCCTGAACAGTACCAGGCCAGATTCCAAACACCCAAATCCCTACAAGGCCATGCCGGGCCGAAATCTACGGATTGATTAAAACAACAACAACCAAAGATAGTACATAACTTACGATGGGTAACTCGGAGGCCGAAAAGCTGCGCGATATCGTACGCGCAAAAGATCCTATGCGGTCCCTTTGTCAGGAACGCCTGATTACGCCAGAGGCGTGCGATTGGGTTAAGTATGCGCTTGACCCTTTCCATGACCAGCAACTGGACAATCTACGCGGTTATCCTGACGTCGCAACCGAGCCAACCGTCGTCGTGAAGATACGGCAGGCACTCACAGTGTCAGCACCCCCCGGGTTGGCGGAGGGTGCTACCTGGGATTGCCACATGGTATTGTCCCCCATCGATTACGCGCCCAAGAGTGCGTGTACCGGTGTTAGGGCGACACCTGTGGGCGCTGTTGACGGTGATAAGGATGCCGGCAAAGCGGCTGGCCTCATCACCGGATGCCCGCACCATGCGCATGGCACATATGATCATGCTAAAGTTGGACGCATGGACGGACTTGTTATGAACTCTGTTCCAAGTTCCGCAGAACTTGGGGCGAACATGACGTTTACTCCGGGTCATATGCCACCCACTGCCGAAGATGGCTACCAGACACAGAACATTAACCTCGACAATTTCTTGGACTTCGACGACACAGACTTGGGTGTCTATCGCGTCGTCTATAGTGGTTTCGAGGTTGTGAACACTACTGCGCAAATTTCAAAGCAAGGCGCAGTCACTGTGTACGAGTACGGCAATAGCTATGAGATCGGTGCTTCAACGCCCGATCTAGGCCTTGCTGTGGATATTCCAACAGGCCATTACAACCCCACTAATTACTTTCGTTGCCCACCGAATACCCTGGCAGAAGCTAAGATCATGCCGGGTTCTCATTCGTGGGCGGCGCAGGACGGTTCGTACAACACGGCGAAATTTCAAAATGACAACCCCTTCCAATCACTGACGTCACGTCCGTGGGTGGTTTGTCAGAATAACAACAAGGTAGATGCAGCTTCCGGTTACTTCACTCCGATGCCGCAGCGCGGTACTGGATCCCCGTACAGCGCTGGTAGCATTGCGAGTTCTGAGAATCTCGGGTATGTGGCTTTCACGCCCAGTACGTCGGATCCTCTTGAAGGTTCGCCTGGTCCAGTCCATTTCTCGAGGATGAACACTTCCGGAGCTTATTACACTGGATTGTCGGCCGCAACCACGCTTTTCGTAACGTGGCGTGTCGGCATTGAACGGCTTCCATCTGCCAACAAGCCAGCGTTTCTTGCGCTGGCTCAACCGTCTGCTACTTTTGACCCTAACGCATTGGTCTTATACAACATGGTCGCAAACGTACTACCTCCCGGATGCCCACAGGGTTACAACGATGCCGGCAAATGGTATAACTGGATTGCTACGGCAGCTAAGAATTCCATTCCGCACGTTTACCCGATTGTTCGCATGGCCTCAACAATGGCCACCGCGATGGGCCGGCCGCTGCTTGCTTCAGGCCTCAGTGCCCTGGAGAAGCAAATGAAGCCAGCCGCTCAGAAGGCGGCGGCGACTAAGCTCCAGGCAGCGGTCAGGGGCGCCAAGGGACGCACTGCAGTGCAGAACTGGTCTAAAGGCCGCGGCGCTCCCGGCGGAACCAATGGTATCCGCTAATTCAAAGGGTGTTACTCTAGGAAACACCAGTGCGATAATGAGTCGAAGACAAAATTCCGACACAGTCGCATTGGTGGAGTATTAATCGGCCCATACTGCATTTTGGGCCGAGACTGAACGATCAGTCTAAAATATCAATCGAGAGAACCTATTTGGTTCTCACTGTCGAATACAATTGGTGGTGCGTGCACCAATTGTACCCCCCGTTGGGGGTTTCGGCGGGGTCCCTGCTTGCAC